TTTAACACAGCTTTGCTTTGAAGATCTGTGATTTCATCGGAAGCGTATTGAAAATTGGTTTTGGTATTGGTAAAGTTGTCCCGAAAACCTTGAGTGTTATTGGGTTGTCCAGCAACTGGGTAGGTGCCATCTATGTTGTTTGGGTTGATTTGACTAGTCATAGGTATTCCTGTATAGTAGATATTTATTTGAACTGCTCAAGCACTAAATAATCCAAAGGCCCTGATCAAATGCAGAAAAAGACCCGTAGTTTGTTAGAAGAATTAGACTCCTTGTATGTAGAGCGTGATCGTCGCCTAATAATTGAAACTCGGGCCGACAGCATTATTGCCGGCGCCATACGTTTAATTGAGCAAATTGAGCAAGAGTTTGGCGAAGAACAAGCTGAAAATCTCACACGCAAATTGCTCAATGCAATACGAACCAAAGATGCGGGCAAGTTTTCTAGATCAGTAAGAAGAACAAATGCAGATACATGAAATTACAATTAAAAAAGTCACAGAAGCTAGCGTGGCTGGCGCTGTTGGTGGTACCGCGGCTGTGCTAGGTGGCATAGGTTCAGCTCTGGGCAAAAACTTAATGACCAAGGCCTTAGGTACAGACGTAACCTCACAATACGGTGATGCTCAAAACCGAGAGCAAGGCTTTCAAAACATGGTCAATAGCCCTGCTGCCAAAACACTAGGAGCAACCATGCAATCTGCATGGCAACAAACTGTTCAAAATTTTCTAGCTAACTCCAAAGACAGCAACGGTAACCCGCCTACTAACCTTAGTCAAGTAACACAGCCTAGTATTGCAACTTTAAAAGCCAATCTTGAAGATTTAGTCAATCGAATGATTGGTAAATCAGGAGTAGATTATAAAAATTTAGCAACCTATGTTGGCGACCCACTACAAAAACAATATACTGAAAAAATTGTTACAGACATTGATAAGTCTGTAGATGCAATTTATAAAGCTACTTTACAAAATACTGATGAAAAAGCCGCTGCAAATTTGTTTACTACTTTAGTTGGTATGGGTGTACTGCCGGCACAAAACATCATGGCCTACGACACTGGACGCAAAGGAAGTGGTACTACTAAAACAGGTTCTGTACCACTTACCCCACAAGCACAAAAAATTGCTGATCAGGCCAAGTTAACTGATGCTGATGTTCTTAATCTTCAGCAATTGTCACAAAATCCAGCTAATCATGCGGCACTACTACAGTTAATAGGCATTAAATCAACATGAAACAACTATTAGAAGGTGGCAACGTATTCAAAGATGCTCAAGGCAAACCACTGACGCAACGTATCAACCGTACTGATATTGCCAGCACAGTGGCCTGGTTGGAACAGATCACTGGCCTGGACTTGTCGCAACAAAAAGACGAAAATGGTGTGCCCATCAAGTGGTTGGGCTCAACTGGCAAGAAACCCGACTCGGGCGATCTAGACCTTGCTGTGGATTCCAACGAAATAACCAAGGCCGAACTCAAGGGCCAGCTGGATAACTGGGCTCGTCAGAACAAGCAAGATCCCCGGGACTGGACCCGGCTCACTGGCAACGCAGTTCATTTTCGAACACCCATACAGGGCGACGCCAAACGCGGCTACGTGCAAACAGATTTTATGTTTATGCCCAACTTAGATTGGGGAACATTTTGGTTGGGCGCCGGTGCAGACTCAGCCTACAAGGGTGTGTATCGCAATGTTTTAATTTCAAGCATTGCCAAAGCCCTGGGGCTCAAAGCATCTCCTAATGGTGTTACCAGTAGAGCGAATGAAAAGTTGATTACCATGGATCCTGATGAAGCCGCTGGCATCCTGCTTCATGGCAATTTAAAAAATCGCAATCAATTGTCCACTGTGGAAAAAATCTATCAAGCCTTGGCCATGGATCCTGACCGCGATGCAAAACTAGCAGATTTTCGAGACTACCTTGCTCGTGAGGGCGTCAAGGAGCCTGAGTCAAACATGGCCGAAAGCGAAGTGAGTTTTCTAGCACGCCTGCGTGATAGAATTGTAAATCAAGGCTATGTAGCTCTTGTTGAAGCCGAGGAAGCCGGCGTGGGCGGCCGAGCCAAAGGCATTGAACATCTAGAAGATCTAGTGTTTCGTCGAGGCACACAGGGCATTCGAGATGCATTGGAAATTGTAAAACATGCCACCGAACAACCACGAACAGTCACTGCCAAGTGGGACGGCAAGCCTGCGGTGATATTTGGTCGCAAACCCTCCACTGGTGAATTTGTACTCACCGACGGTTCAGGATTTGAAGCCAAAGGCTACGATGGCCTGGCCACTAGTCCAGAAATGATGGCTCGTATACAAAGCCAACGATCCGGAGATCGAACCGAGCTAATACAAATTTACACCCAATTGTTTCCAGTGTTAGAAGCAGCACTGCCTCCCAACTTTCGTGGCTATGTCAAGGGAGATTTGTTATACATGCAAACACCTCCTGTGGAAGCCGGTAACTATGTATTTCGCCCCAACACTGTGGAATATCGAATTCCAGTAAAATCTACGCTGGGACAAAGGATTGGCAATAGCAACATTGGCATTGCCATACATTCAATGTATGCTGACCAAGGTGATCCAAGACAGCCGCTGAGTGGTGTGCGCTTTAACGATGTTCCTGGACTGATGTTAGAGAAGCCAGCTAGCCCACGACAACTGCAAACTGAAACCAACACAGAAAAACAACTCAAACAACTGATCAAACAGCATGGCAAAGATATTGACACGCTGTTTAACCCTGCTGAACTGCGAGCACACAAAATTACAGATTTTGCTAAATTGTGTGTGGATTTTATTAACACCAAAATAGGAGCACCACTCAACGGTGCCACACTATTGCCTGAATTTGGTGACTGGCTACAGACTCGTGTGACTCCACAAAAATTCCGCAATATTGTAGAATACTTGAACAGCCCTACATCAAATACCCCTGCCCTGGCCGCGGCATTTACTGCATTTGTGCTGTTACATGACCTCAAAATGCACCTGTTACGTCAGGCTGATCTTGAACATCCTGGGCAAGAAGGCTGGGTCATGGCCACCCCTGCGGGCTATGCCAAAGCAGTAAATCGCTTTGATCCACAGGCATTTGCCGCTCAAAATAGGCTAAGAAATAATCCCGTATAAGACTAATTTTTCCGTTTTGACTAAATAAAAGCAGACCCCAAGTGGTCATCTATTAAGGAGATTTTAAAATGGCAGTTTTTACAAAAGTTAACGGTACTACCCAACCAGTATTTGCACTGGACGTAGCAAACGGTTCCATCGCTGGCACAGCCAACGTGGCCGCACAAGGCCCAGTTCAAGTAGCTGGTCCCAAATTGGACTTCTTCACTTTGACAGCTAACGCTGCACTTACCAACGCTGGTAACGTCAACGGCTATCTGAACAACGTGTTGACAGCAGTTCAACAAAACGGTACCATCGCAATTTACCAAGCTGGTGCTACAGCTGGTACAATCAACTTGGCTATCTATCCAAGTGGAGCTTATACCACAACTACCCTGGTTGCCGCTGCTCAAACAGCCAACGCAACAGGTGGTCTAAACATTGGTATTCCCACAGCCAACGTTGCTGCTTCGGCCACATTTACTAACCTGTAATTGGTTTTTAACTCACCGTGAGAAACCCTGGAACGAAAAACTCCAGGGTTTTCTTTTGGCCTTAAATACTCACAGAATGAAGATACTGTGTAGAACCTTTTTTGACTGTACCTTTACTGGCGTGACCGGTCATTATCGTGCTAGTGAAATACCTTTCCAGGATCGAGCAGGTAAGACCATAAAAAATCAGCAAGACTGGAACAGATCACGCAACCAACAACGTAACTGGGAAACCCTGTTACAGATTATTGGTTTGCGTACCCAACCCCAAGACTTGACAATCCCCACGTATAAAGATGGGATATGGGAGTTTGAATTTAAATCTGAAAGTGAAAGTGTGTTTGAAATTCATGGCAACCCCGATACACTAGCTGGACTCAAAAGCGATTGTGAAGGAGTACCAATGATGTTAAACCTTCAAGAACAACCCAGCCTGGCCTCCACTATTACTACCGAAGGAGACAACCAAAATATTTGGTTCTCAACGGTAAATAATACATTGGAGTAATCATGGCTGATACCACTGACATTGAAAAGAAAAGTCTTGAAGCACATGTTGAACTATGCGCTCAGCGTTATTCTGCATTAGAACAGCGCATTGAAGATGTTAAAGCAGACACCGCAGAATTAAAATCCACCATTCAAGATGTACATGCTCTGGTGCATAAGATGGCAGATGCTCGTTATACACAATTAATTGGCTGGGGCATTGGTATCATTGGATTCTTGACTGCTGCGCTGGGCTACATGGTTACCCATTACGTATTAAAATGACCCGAGAACAAAAACTAGAACGATTTGCCGAACGCGAACTAAAACGCAATATTGACTCTTTAATTATAGATGATGGCAATGGTAATTTGGTTGTGTTCGGCAAATATTATATAGAACCAATAGATACAAGATTTAAAGTCAGCACATGGGATAAAGAAATACATTGTTTTAGTAGTAAAAAAGCAGCCATGAGCTGGTGTACAGCCGACAATAAATCTTATTTTAATTTAAGCAATAATATTTTGATTCTTGATCGTAAAAAACAAGTTCTTGCTGCAGATATATACTGCCGCAAAATACTGGGAGAACATGGGCGTACTGAAACGTTTTATGAAATCATAAACACAAAAATTCAACCCAAGCTAGACCTGTATACTTCGGTGGTTACCGAATTGGAAAAATGTGTAAATCAGGCTAAATATATACAAATTAAGGGATTCAATAATGAAACTGCAAGAACTATCGGCTCCGACGCCAAGTAAGCAAATAGCCAAAGTATTCGAAAGTTACTTTGGTAATCGCATTCGCTTTGAACGTTTGACTCCACATCAAACCAAGGTAATGTTAAGCAAGGTGCGCGACATACTGGGCGAACATCGCAAGACTTCTGCACGTCACAACAGCGAGCAAAATCCTAAGTATTTGCAACTGGTAATGATGGAACAGGCCTTGTCCACAAGACTCAAAGAAGATGTTGCTGCAATGCCTGCTCAACAACCTACAACTGGTACTGCACCTGCATCACCTACTGCGGCAGTAGCTGGAGGCAAGCCTGCTGTGGCTGGCGCTGTGGCAAAAGATCCCAAATTGGCGGCCGCACTGAAGAAAAGCGCCGCTGGCCAAACATTGAATCCTGAAGAACAAAAACTAGTAGCTGGCGCCGCAATGATGCAGGCTGAAAGCCGCTTCCGTAAAATGACTAAACGTCTGACAGAAAGCGAAGTTCAACAGGCTCAAGTGGTCTTGGCCGCACAAGACATGGTTGATAAGATGCAAGGCATGTTGGAAGATGTCAGTGAATTACAATTCAAAGAACTTCCTGCCTTGGTTGATTCAATCAAAGATCAAGTTGGCATTGATCAAGCCACACAATTTAATCAAGACGCCACA